TTCTGGTCAACCACCTGGAAGTGGTCAGAATGTTTGTAAGGCAATTGATAAGTGGAAAGATTCCGCTATTACTAATCAGGGAGTACAAGAAACTCTTTATTATGGATATTGTATTTTTGGATATGGTCAGACTGAATATACTTATGGATGTTTGAATAACGAAGAATTTACTCTTGATGGTTGGAAAGCAGAAGGATCACCTAACGGAAATGATACTGCAGAATATGCTAACTTTACGGAACTTCTTGGTATATGTGTATACCGTGGTGGTGGTGATGAAGCAGATGATTTTGATAATGACATTCCGGTTACATATGAATCTGGATATCCTGGAGTCCCATTAGATTTTAATGATGTTAGTTTGCATGATGTTGTTCCAATGCAATCTAATCAAGAACATAAATCTCAATTTGCTATTACCGATGTTGATAATGAAACTCTAGATACTATTGACTTAGCAATTACAGCTGGAGAAGATCCAACTAGACATAATCATCGCATTTATTTGGATAAAGGCGACCATAGTTATAAAGTTAAAACAAATGCAATTGAAGTGCCACCTGAAAATTTGGTGACACGTATGGATATAGGAACTGATAACTCAGTTTCTATTGATGCTGCTACATCACCATATATTGTTATGGAATATTTAATTAAGATTTAATAGTAATGTCACAAAGTTATAGAAACGCAAGACAGGGATTCCTGACCGATATGTTGGTGGATACTACACCAATCGGATCTATTGTGCCTAATTTAAAAAGCACTGCTAATAGTTTTGATCATAATTATGTTAAATCTGGAGATATAAATTATGGCAATTTAAGTGAAAAAACCGGTAATGCTTATATAACAGGAGATGATCCGGCATATACTCACGAAGGATATCTATATTGTGATGGATCTGAGTATCAGATTTCTGATTATCCTGTATTGTATTCTATTATTGGAAATCAATATGGTGGAAGATCTAGTCAAGGAATTGATCTTATAAATTTTGGTGCTGGATATACCAGTACTCCTACTGTTACTATAGGAGCACCTGCTGCTGGTGGAATACAAGCAACAGCATCTGCACAATATGATAACACAGGTAAAATAACTACTATTACTACTCTAATTGCAGGTGAAGGATATGATCCTTATAATCCTCCAACGGTAACTATAAGTGGTGGTGGTGGATCTGGTGCTACAGCAGAAGTTAGAATTGATTCTGATACTGGAGGTATTTCTAGGATTACTACTGCAAACGTTTTAGATTGGTGGGGGGTTACTAATCTAGGTACATTTGCAGTTCCTGATACTAAAGCAAGAAAAATTGTAGGTAATAACTCAGTATTTGGTAATAATTCTCCAAATATTGGAAATTCGTCTCTTGGTGTAGGTCTTTCTGGTGGTCAGTGGTATTTTGCAAAAGAATCTCAAGATGAATACTTTTCCTTGGGTAGAATTACTACTAGCGGATATGATGCAGTTGTTGAGACTACTGGATGTACTATTATTGGCAGTCAAGATGTAACTGTTACAATGAAGGATTCTAAATTACCTGGAATTTTTCAGCATAGTCATAGTGTTTTTCATAGTGTTCCTGGTCAAACACAATGGGTGAGAGAGGGGAGTGGAGATAGATATTTACAAGATTATAAAGAAGGTAGGGGTAGACTTTCAAGATGGTATCCTACAACTGGTCAAGTCTTTACTCATAAACATGGATTACTTAGAAGACCAAACGATGATAACACAGTTGCAACTTATGATGCGTTTGATGCATATGGTGGAGCAGGTGGAGCAGGTACTTTAAAAGATGATACTGCTGCTGGTCCAGACCAAGCATATCTAGCATCTGGTGCTCAAGGTGCAGGATCTTGGGAGTTTCAAACTTTTATTCCTAATCCAATATCATACACATTATCATCCAATTCTGTAGTTGGCGGTAGAAATATCGTTACTGGTGGAACTCCAATTATTAATTATACCAATGTATGGGAATTTACTAATCCTGGTAGTTATTCTATTGATTTTAGTACAGTTACAGGATCTCCAGAATCTTTACAATATCTTGTAGTTGGTGGTGGTGGTTCTGGTGCTAATGGAACTTCACAAGGAACCGATGGAACTGCTAGTAGTCTTAAAATTGGTGATGGTAGTGGAGTACATTTAGTTGCTGACGGTGGCGAAAAGGGTGGAGCAGCATCTGGACAGTCTGGTGGTTCTGGTGGAGATAAAGGTGGAACTCAGAAATTAGGACTTAAAGGCGGCGGTAAGTTTAATGGTCTAGATGGAACTGATGGACAAAATGGAGTAGCAAGTAATGGATTTCCTAAAGTAGATTATCCAAATAACCCAAATGGTGGCGGTACTGGTGGATTATTAGGATTTACACCATATGGTGTGGGAACTAATGGTGTAAACAAAGAAGTCACAGGACAAAGTGGCACATATAGTCAAACTAAGACTAGTAACGGTTCATTTAGTGGTTTAAATGGAATTGCTGGTATTCAGACAGCTAGATTTAGTCTTTCTGGTGGTGCAGGAGGTAGTGCTAATAATAGCAGATCTGGTCATAGAGGAGTTCTAATAAATGCAGAAATAAGAAATGATCAGCGTGATAGTTTTACTCAACAGGGTTGGTCAGTAAGTATTGGCAATAAAGGTAGCAACGGTGGTGGTAGTCCTGGTAGTGGTGGTAGTAATTCTAATGGTGCTAGTGGAATGCAGGGTGGTACAGGTGATGGTAACAAAAGTGGAGCAGGCGGTGGCGGTGCCACATTGTTATACCGAGGATCTCAGTTAGTAATTGGTGCTGGCGGCGGTGGCGGTGCTGGTGCTGACGGTAACGATGGTGGACCGGGACAGAATGGATTATCTCCTGTGGGATTGCAGCAAGGATCTCAAGCACTAGGACCTGGATCAGGTGGTAAAGGTGGTGATTTCGGTTGCATTGGCGGCGGTGGAGGCGGCGGCGGTGGCGGTGCTGCCCGTAATGGATTTACTACTCCTGGTGGTAGTGGTGGTGGTGCTCCTGGTGGTCCGGGCGGTGCTCCTGGTGGTAACGGTGGTCACCAAGGTGGTGGCGGAGGAATGACAGGAACAAGTTCTCTTAGAACCGATTATTTTACTGCTGCTCAACAATCTCAAGGATCTAGTGGAAATGGTTATGTATCTTTAAACATAACATATAATAATGATTATTGGACACCTGGTGGCGGTGGTGGCGGTGGTTCTGGAGTATGGAATGGTGTTACTGGATGGGATGCATTAGGTAATCCTGCATCTGCTGCAATCACTGTTGGATCTGGAGGATCATCACCTGGTGGTGGTGTTGCTAATGGTGGCACAGGATATGTTAAAGTTGGATTAGGAGTTGTTACCGGATGGGAAGGTGGAACAACAACTGTTAGTATTGGTGATGTATTTGAATCTGGATCTGCAGATGCAGATGATTGGGATGTAAATGTTTATGATTTCGGTGATGGTAGTGGTGTTACTGGAAACTTCAAGAAACCAACTGAAACACCAATTGTTAAGATCATAGGCGGTGGTGGAACAGGTGCAACTGCTACATGTACCACTTCTGCAAATGGCACAGTAAATAATGTTTCTCTAACTAGTGGAGGTAGTGGATATACTGAACAACCATATGCATATGTCTTAAATGGTAGTTCTGCTGGAACTATTATAGCTGCACAAGTAGATCAAAATGCTGGAATAGTTTCAGATTTAACTTTAATTCCAAATAGTTCTAGTCAAATTGAGTCATTCTTGAAATTTGGTGGAGTAAATGGAAAGACTAGTAAAACGAGATTTGCTGTAGTTAAACCAACAGATTGCACTCAAGTAAATTATATTTCCATAAAAGCAGCAAGAGGAAACGATTCAAATGGTGGTAATAAACCAGAAGAAACACTGAAAGTTTACTATCAATTGAATGGATCTGAAACATGGAATTTGATTGATACTATTATCAATCCAAACGCCAGTAGAACGGATCCTTTAATTGGAACTGTTCCATCAATTAATAGTACGTGGGATGGTACTGGAGGAAATACAAAATGGTATACTTATAGTGTTGCATTACCAACATCAGCAAAACAAGATGGTGTTAAGATTAAATTTGAACAGCAACGAGCAAATGCTAATAGTGCTAATGATAATGCAGATAACACTGACCATTATGGTATTTCTGAGGTAATTTATTGGAAAGAGAAAGTAACCGAATTAATTTTTGTACCAACTGCTGGTGCTATCTCAAAACCTGCTGTTGATAGTCTTACATATACAGTACAAGGTCAAACTGGACCTGGAATTACATATAGTTCTGGATTAAATGCTAGTGATGCTAAACTTACGATGAAGTCAACTACTAAAGTTGAACCAATCGTATCATTAGATCCAGATTTTAATATTCCTCTGCTTGTACCGTACAGATTATGTAAGTACCTTATCAAAGCTTTCTAAATATATCGGAGACTATAATTGAACAACATGTCAACGCAGAACTCGGCTGACATACCAGTGTTACAAGTACAACTTGACACGGTAAATCAGGAAATTACATACAATGGTACGGCAAAGGTAATTCCTGAGAGTTATTGGAAAGATACCCTGCTTCCTTTTCTTTATCCTTTATGGGATAGTGATAAGGATAAGTTGATCTTGTTTAATTGGTTTACCAATGACACATATTATGCTAAACGTAGAAGATATAGAAAGAATTTTTCTACCTCTAAATTTGAATGGGTTGACTATGAAATGGAGCAACTTTCAACTGATGAAGGTAAAGCGGTAAAAGATAAATTAGTTGAATCATATTATCTGATTGATTCATTAGAAGATCAAGAGTTCAATCAAGAACTCGCTAGAATGTATGCTAAAACATCTTCAGTATCACCTCTCACTATTAGACTTGCCCGCAATTTTCTATTAAGTGAGACTGATTGGGCACTAGCACCAGACTCTCAATTAAATGATGCTGATAAAGCAAAATATATTACATATAGACAAAAATTGAGAGATATAACAGATCAGACTGAGTTCTCTACAAATGCAGATATTGTTAAATTTCCAATCTCACCTGAGTTTTATAGTAAAGTATACTCAGTAGATTTTCCTGATGTAGAATATCTTACAACAGATAATCAGTTCATGCCTACTACTAGACATTATCTTAAGTTATTCAGAGACAAAATAGCAAACTATCTTACAATTAAATCTCTTACTGAGACTAATTATTTTGATATTCTTCTCAGTGAATATGGTAAAGTTAAAAATCCTCCAATGAATGACATGGTAGATGAGTTAACACCAGAACAAATTCGTACTCACAAAGACTTCTTAGAAGAGATCATCAAAAAAGCACAAGATGCCATTGATAATGAGGAAGGATCATGATTATACAGGGAAATGAACTGCAGGTATATGATTTAATTGCATCATATGCACAAAGATATCAGCAGACACTAGTCTATTTTGATTTAAGCACATACAATCAATTAGATGAATCTACTAAGAATACAGTAAATACTTGGTATGAAGAGTTTATTGATGAATATGTTCTTGATATTATGAAACAAGGTATATTCAATACCATTAAATTTCCTGATGATACCGTAGCATGTCTTAATGCAGGATCATGGTTCCCAAGAGAGAGCCAATGTCCAAACGCAAACTACTATATCAGATGTTATGTGGTTGATGCATATGGTGATATAATATGGGAAAACAATTAATGTATGAAAGTACCATCAAAAGTAGAATTGCAGCATATGCAACTGCAAGCAATGTTGAAAGAGCATTGTATTCCCGAGAGTGAGTTGTTGTATTGTGGTGAACGTGAGTATACTACAGAATATGTTGCACATCCCGAATATCATGGACAGTTAATGCACTGGTACATCATTGGTGGTGAGCATGAAGTGCCAGTGTGCGATATTGAGTCGGTTGATGCGGTGGACGATTAATAACTGTCATAGTGACCTTGACATATTCAAACACATGTGCCATACTATGTGAGTTGTCCATCAATCCAATGTTCTCCGAGCAATTAATTTCACTTGCAACTGACCGAGCACTAGGTCATCCCACACAAACAGAATGTGATCTTTTTGAGGAATTGTATGAAGTCTACATCAACGACTCTAATAGCTCCACTTTGCGTGAGCATATTGTTGCTCGTGTTGCTGGATGTAACCCTCTTCCTGGTAAGCTTGGCAGAGATGCAATTCAAATCGGGACTAACATAGAGAAAGAGATTAAACCAAAGAACTACACTAATAAGACTACCAATGGTAGCGGGTGCTTCAACGATTATACTAGAGCAAGATATGTCAAGGATACTGATGTCAATCTTCCTATTATTCATGGGTTGTTTGTTCATGGCATACTACATTACGTTGTAGAGTTTACTATTGATGCAGTAGCACATAAACTTGATTTGCAAATACGAAAGAAATGCGAAGAGGGAGGCAATCAATATGTACGATCTGCATCATGGTCATATAAAGACTGGATTGATCATCCATCATTGACTGTACACTATATCAATAAAGATCTTATTGATAAGAGTCACATTAAAGGTCAATATAAAATATGTGATCCATTTTACAAAAAACTTATTAATTATGACTATTGATTACAACTATCAGCAATTAGAAGTACCCCAAGATATCTTAAGGTATTGTGATTCCTTTGTCCTTGATGCTCAACGTAATAATTTACGGTACATTGATTGCGTTCTCATGAATATGGGTGAGTATGGTAATGATCCACAGCAGTTAAAAGAAATGCGTGAACGAATCATACCAGTTTTTGAATGAACCAGTTGCTGAACTGTCCACCAAACGCGCACAGCACCC